GCATCTGGCTCATTTACAGCAACTCAAATAGCAGCAGCAAATACGGCGGTAGCTGTAAATGCTCTTAGTGGTTCATTAGGTGCTATGGCAGCTATTAGTGCAATTAATAGTGGTAATGCTACCACATTTATAGGACCGGGTGTTATTGTAGCAAATATGTTTGCTGGTACTGCTATTCAATCTACAAACTTTGTTGATGGAACAGGCGGATACTCATCAGCTGGTACATTTATAGATTTAGCAGGTAGCTCTATTAAAACTAAAGGATTTAAAGTAGATTCTTCTGGTAATGCATCTTTTAAAGGAGATTTAAGTGGAGCAACGGGAACATTCAGAGATACTGTAACTGTTGGTGATGGAGCTGTGGCAATTTCAATGACATCTACAAGTGGTACTGGTAGCTTAATTGGATATGGGTTTTCATTGGGACCAACGGGATTAACTGTATCAAACGCAACTATATCTGGTGTAATTAATGCTAGTGGTGGTTCTATTGGAAGTTGGACAGTTGAAAATAATATTCTTAGAGATGGTAGTAGTAGAATCTTCCTTGACCCAGCTCTTCCTGGTATTGCAATTAAAGAAAGTGGAACTACTAAACTAAAAGTGAATTTTGGAGAATTAACCGATTTATCTTCAACTGGAATCACTCTTTCAGGGGAAACATTATCATATTATGATTCATTTGCTGCTTCAACTTATATTAATATCGATGAAGAAAGTAGTGGACAATCCTTTTCAGTAGCAGCAGGTACTTATATTGATTCTTCTGTTAGTTGGCCAGGTCAAAGTTCTGTGATTTCCGCATTTAATCGTGAGGGTAGTGTAAGTATATATTGGGGGTATCGAATTTATAATGGAGCAACTTTAGTATCTGAAGTAATACTATATAGTGATTATTGGAATGGTGGTTTTGATGAAAGTTATGCAAATTTTTATGGATATAACGGAAGCTTCCAATTTAGTGCACCTGAAGCAGGAACAACATCATATACTTTTAAAACATTCATAAAAGCAAATGGTTATCAATATCAAGTATCGTATGGTGGTGTTGGTGGTGGTTTTGATATAAGTGCATATCTATCAACACCTACGATAACACCTGCCGCGAATGTGGATATTGTTGAATTAACAAATAAAGGTATTCAGATTGCATCATCACCAAACAGATATATTAGATTAAGGAGAGAAGATTCTGCTTCTATACCCATTTTAAATGGAAAGGGATTTATTACGTTGGAAGGTGATACTGCCAATACATTAATACAATTATCTGGTACAACCACTGGTACTGCTATTGATATAGCAAGTAGTACTGGTAAGATTGCTATGAATGGTAACAATATTGAGATGGGTACTGGTACTTTATCTTGGAATCCTGGTGCAAATAGTGGTGCATGTACAACACACACCGTATCAGGTACACCAAGACCTACGGTACAAATGGTAAATATTCCTGGTTCGGGTGATTTGGGTGGTACTATTAGAGATATGGAGTTTTCATTATCACAATGGAAACTTGGTAGAAATACATCAGCAAGAAGATATAAAGAAGATATTCAAAATTGGACACATCCATCTTTATTGGAAGCTGTAAATAATACTCCTATACGAAGTTTCTATTGGAAAGTGGATGCTGAAAAAGAGCATAGACCTCAACAAATTGGAGTTATTGCGGAAGAATTAGAATCAGCAGGATTGGAGGAATTTGTGGATTATGATTGGTTTGATAACCCTGATAATCCAGAAGGAGATAAACTATGGATGACTTCTGGTATTGCTAAAGGAGAATTAGTATTTGTACTTTGGAAAGCTTTGCAGGAATTATCACAAAAAGTAGAAAGATTAGAAGCACAAATAAGTGGTTCTTTATAAATTTTTATATATTTATATACAAACAAAAATATGGAAAAGCAAATACAAAAATTGGAATCTTCTTTAGTAGAAAAACTTAAAGAACTTAACACTCGTAAAAACGAACTTATTGTAAATACGGGTCAATTGCATTTAGAAATAAAACAATTGGAGAAATTAATATCTGTTGTAGAATTTGAATTTGAAGATACGAATAAACAATTAAATTCATTATTATCTGATTTGGAAAAGCAATATCCTAATGGGGAGATTGATTTATTAGAAGGTACTGTTACTTTCTAAAAAAATAAATTTGGTAATTCAAAAATAAATTCGTATATTTGTTACAATATGGCAAAGAAAAAGTTACTTTATGTCTGCCCGCATCTTTCAACGGGAGGACAACCTCAATACACTTATAAGCAAATAAAACACTTTATAAATGACTTTGAAATAGAAGTTGTTGAAATAAATAATAGTGGAGGAAATGCTTTTGTGGTTCAAAAAAATAGAATTAAATCATTAGTTCCGGTACATACTCTTGGTGAAAATAAAAAAGAAATATTTGATATAATTAGAATATTTTCTCCTCATATAATTCACTTTCAAGAAATACCTGAATTTGATTTATCTATTGATATAGTTGAAAAGATATTTTCAAAGGATAGAAAATATTTTATTTTAGCATCAACACATGGTTCATATACGAATCCATCTGAAATAGTATATCATCCAGACAAATATGTTTTGGTATCCGAATGGAGTAGACAAAGATTTGAACCATTGGGAATTGAAACTGCTATATGGGAGTATCCTATTGAAGAATACACATTTGATAAACAAGCTGCACAAAAAGAATTAGGATTGGACCCAACTTATAAGCATGTACTTAATGTTGGTTTATTTTCACCTGGTAAAAATCAAGCTGAAATATTTGCGATAGCAAGGCAGTTAGAAAAATATAAAATTAAGTTTCACTTTGTAGGAAATCAGGCAGGTAACTTTGAACATTACTGGAAACCCATAATGGAATTTAAACCTGATAATTGTGTAATATGGGGTGAAAGAGATGATGTGGATACATTCTATTCGGCATGTGATATGTTTTATTTTAGTTCTAAATTAGAATTAAATCCATTATCAGTAAAAGAAGCATTGAGTTATAAATTACCATCTATATTTAGAAGATTACACACTTATTTAGATACATACGATAATAATCCTTTGGTAACTTATATTGATGATGATTTGAAATTAACTAAAAGAATTATTTTAGAAAAATTGCAACCTGAATTCAACGAAATACCTGGATGGTTTGCATATTCTGAATTATATAATAATATAGTTGATATTGCTAGTGGTGGTGAAACATTTGTTGAAGTGGGTGCTTGGTTTGGAAAATCTACAAATCATTTAGCAACAAAAATAAAAGAATCTGGTAAAGATATTAATTTTACATCAATTGATACTTGGAAAGGAACGGATGATGAACAATTACATCAAAATATTGTTGGGGCATTTAGTGGAGATATATTTTATGAATTTATAGATAACACAGTCTTATCAGATAACTATGGTAGATTTAATACAATAAAAGATACATCAAAAAATGCAGCTAACAACTTTACTAACAATAGTATTGATTTTATAATGATAGATGCAGGTCATTCTTATGAAGCATTAATTGAAGATTTAAATGTTTGGTATAATAAAGTAAAACCCGGTGGTATAATTAGCGGAGATGATTATGGTGTATTTGAGGGAGTTACTAGAGCAGCAAACGAATATTTTTATGGACAGTTTCATCAAGGGTTTCGTTCATTTGTAAGAAGAAAACCTCGTATTCAAGTTAAGCACATGCTGACTAGACCTGATGATATGAGGGAAAGAGTTTCTATACAATCTCTACAACAATTATCAAAGTATGGAATAGATTATCAACCAATAATAAATGAAGTTTATGAAGGAATACCACCTGCTGAAAATTGTAGGAGACCTGAACATATAAGTAAAGATAATAAACCAGGTGAGTTATATCCTGGTGCTGGTTTGGGTTGGATGACTGGTAGACACTATGGATGTTACTTAGCACATAGAAATGCATTGGAAACAATTGATGAGGATAATTACGATTATACTTTGATATTTGAAGCGGATGCTTTTATCTATACTGGATTGGAAGAATTTGTTGAGGCTATTCACAAAGCATGTTTTATTTCAGAAAGAGATGATGCGTACTTTATATCATTCGCAAACAATCCATCTAGAGAAAAGCATAAAATAGATGAAATGTTTTCACAAACTGGAGCTAACCAAGACCTTGCTCATTGTTATTTAATTCCAAACCGAACAAAAGGTTGGTGGATGGATAGATTGGTAGACTGTGGTTGGGATGTTGGTGACCTTTGGTTTAATCATGTGTTCTATCATCATCCTATGAAACGATATACAACAAATAAAGTATATAGTAAACAAGCAGAAGGATTTTCCTTATTAGATTTAACAGTTAAAACTTGGAGTTAATGATATACGATAATTTAGTTAAAAATTTAAATAATAAAGCTAACATTGATAATAAAGTTTATTTTCATTTTGTTAGAGGTGCTTTTTTAGAAATAAAAGGACCTAAGCAATCTACATACAATGTAAAATTTTTAGATAATAAAACTGGAAGGGTTTTATACACTACCGAAATAAGTACAAATATGTGGACTAAATGTAGTTTGGAATATTTTATTGAATGGAAGATTGAAATATACGAAAACGGAAAACTTTGGTTTGAGCACATATATAACGCAGAAAATAAAAGAGTTTATGTTGCGTTAGATTCCAAAGCATTAGGTGATAGTTTAGCTTGGATTGCATACGTTGAAGAATTTGGAAGGGTTCATAAGTGTAAAATGATTACATCTACCTTTATGAATGAAATGTTCGAAAAACAATATCCAAATATTGAATTTGTAAAACCTGGTGATAATGTAGAAAACCTTTATGCTATGTATGCAATTGGTTTGTTTTACAACGAAGATAATACAATAAACATCTATAAAAATCCGATAGACCCAAAAACACAAACAATGCAAAAAATGTGTTCTGATATATTAGGATTACCATATACAGAAATTAAACCAAAATTAAAAGAAAGAAACCCAATTGTTGATACAAACTATAAACAGGTTTGTATTGGTATTCATGGAACTGCTCAATCTAAATTTTGGAATAATCCAAATGGCTGGCAGGACGTAGTGGATTGGTTAAATAATAAAGGATATGTAGTGAAATTACTTTCAAAAGAAGGTGATAACTATATGGGTAATGTATTACCAACTGGAATTGTTAAACATCCAAATGGACCTTTAGAATTGGTTATGGATGAAATGAAAAAATCAAAAGCATTTATTGGTATTGGTAGTGGATTGAGTTGGTTAAGTTGGGCATTGGATGTGCCAACGGTATTAATTAGTGGATTCTCATACGAATGGGCTGAGATGCAAGATTGTATCAGAATAGCAGCTCCGAAAGGAAAGTGTGAAGGATGTTTTAATAGATTGAGATTGGATGCTGGTGATTGGAATTGGTGCCCAGACCATAAAGGTACTGAAAGACAATTTGAATGTACAAAATCAATTACATCGGAAATGGTAATTAAAGAATTAGAAAAGTTTTTGTAATGAAAAAGATTTGGATAAATGGTTGTTTTGATGTACTTCATTATGGTCATTTTAAGTTGATAGATTATGCAAAATCTTTGGGAGATTTGATGATAGGTATTGATTCGGATGAACGAATACGTCAAATGAAAGGAGAAGGGAGACCATTTCATACCGAAGGACAGAGGGTATTTAATTTATTACAAATAGAGGGAGTGGATAAAATTGTAGTATTTGATAGTGATGATTCTTTAAGAAACCATTTACAAGAATATCAACCTGATATATTTGTAATTGGTGATGAGTATATGTACAAACCTATCATTGGTGGGGAGCATGCAAAAGAAATAAAATTCTTTGGTAAATTAGATGGATTTAGTACCACAAAACTTTTAGAGGATGAATAAAGTATTAGTTATAGGAGAAAGTTGTACGGATATTTTTATATACGGAACATCGGAAAGAAAATCGCCAGAGGGAAAAGGTCCTGTATTTATTCCAACGTATGAAAAGTATGGAGTTGGTATGGCAGCTAACACAACAAATAATTTATCAGCTATGGGTATCGATGTTGATATGTTTTCCGATAATGGTAATATAATAAAAACTCGTTATGTTAATGAAGATACAAATGAATTGTATTTAAGAGTGGACGAGAACGATTCTGTTAATAGAATTAATATCAACGATTTACCTGATTTGACACAATATTCCGCAATTATAATATCTGATTATTGTAAAGGATTTTTAACCGAAGAAGATATTAATACAATAGCCTCTATGCATAATTTAGTTATTGCTGATACTAAAAAGAAATTAGGTGATTGGTGTGCAAATTTAAAATTCATTAAAGTAAACCGAGCAGAGTGGGAATTTAGTAAAGATGTAATAAGAGATAACGAATGGTTGTTTGATAAAATTATATGTACACTTGACAAAACAGGAACGGCATACAAACATACAACATATCCGGTTATTCCAATAGAAAACGCAGATGTAAGTGGTGCTGGTGATACCTTTGTAGCAGGATTTACCGCAAAATATTTAGATTCTAATGATGTAGGTGAATCAATTAAATGGGGAAACTATTGCGCAGGTGAGGTTGTGAAAGAAAAAGGAGTTTCTGTGTTTAAAAAATAAAAAAATAATATACTTATATATACAAAACAATAAAAACATAATATTATGGCAGGTTTAGATAACATACCGCAACAACAACAAATTACTATTGAAACTGCTAAAATTGAAGCAGATGTTTTAAAATCAATTAATGATTTAAATCAAAAAATCAATTCTTTAATTATCGAATTTGGACAAATCCATATTCGTAAAAAAGAAATCCACGAAGAAATGGTAAGAATGGATGATTTTTTAGAAAAAGGAGAAGATGAATTCAAAGTATTAAATTCTGAATTAAGAGAGGTAATTGATGGACTTGATGAAAAATACCCACAAGGTAGAATTAATATTCAAGAGGGAACTATTCAGTACCAACCTGGTGCACCAACTAGAAAACAATTAGCTGAAATGCAAAGACAACAAACAACCGAATCCAATGGTAACGGTATGAAAGTTGTAAAAGAATAATCCTAATATTTATATAGTAAGAAAACTATATGAAAGGATTAGCAAAATTTTTATTGGAAGCAATATTGGGAGAAGCGGCAGAAATGGACAAAGTAGTTGTTGTCTATTCTGGCCGCTTTCAACCATTTCATAAGGGTCATTATGCAACGTATGACCATTTGGTTAGGAAATTTGGAAGGGATAGTGTTTATATAGGAACTTCCGATGTAACCGATAATAAAAAATCTCCATTTGGGTTTAAAGAAAAGAAAGCAATAATGATGAAGATGTTTGGTATCTCATCAAATAAAATTGTACAAATTAAAAACCCATACGCTCCTCAAGAAATACTTAATAAGTTTGATTCAGATACAACTGGTTTTATAACTGTTGTGGGTGAAAAGGATTCATCACGTCTAAGTGGTAAATACTTTACTCCATATAAAGGTAAAGTAGAAGAACCTTATTTAGATAAAGGATATGTGTATGCGGCGCCTGCACAACCAAATGCTATTAGTGGTACTGATGTTCGTTATTGGTTAAGTGCTGGTGATGAAGAAGAAAGAAAGAAAAACTTTACAAAAGCATATCCAAAGTTTGATGACCAAATATTCAAAATGATTACTCTTAAGTTGAAAAAACTTAAAGAGTGTATTAATGAGGAAATCAAATTAAATGTAAAGGTTGGAGATACTCTATTAATGGGTAAATTCAAAAACAAAAAAGTAGTTGTTAAATCAATAGGTGAAGATGAATGGGGAATGCCAACAATTAATGGTAAGAAAGCAGTAACGTTCAGAATACCTAAGAAAGAAAATTTAAAAGAAGCTGCTAGCAATGCTGGTATGACTGCAGGCGATGAACCTGATACATCATTTGTAGCAGATGGACAAAAAAGAATTTTAAATAAAGCTAAACCTGAAAATTGGTATAAGCAGGGTGGGTATGTTCAATTGGAAGAACCAAAAGCAGATACTATGAGAGGTAGAGGTAAATCAAAAGATACCGAAACCCAATTTAGAAAAGCAGTATATAAAGTAAAAAATGTAGTTCAGAGTACATTGAATCCAGCTGATGACCCTCATACAGTTGAAAACTGGCAAGAAACTGAACCAAAAAAATCAATTAAAAAACCTAAAAGATTTTGGGAACTTCCTAAAAATCAAAAACCTCAAATAATTTCAAAAGAAGATATAAAGGAAATAGTTGAAGATTTTGATAATTTATTGGATGAAATGGGACTTGGTGGTGGGGCAGGTGTAGGATTATCTTTACCTGGTGGATATATTAACGGAGCACCAAATCCAAAAGATGTTAAGAAATTAAAATCTAAGTTAGATAACGATGGTAGTGAAGAATATACTCCAGTAAAAGAAGGATTAAAAGATTTAGAGAAAGAACTTGTAGTACTATATAATAAGGCTTTTAAAATGATGCCAATGTCTCCGGCACAAATGAAAGTTAGAGCTGAGATAGATAAACTTAAAAAACAAATTGATAAGTTAAAAAACGAAAATATTAACGAATCGCTATTAGTAGAAGGTGGGGCTTATGGTCACATGAACCATCCATTTGATATTGAGATGAATCTTACATTTGGTGATTTAAAGCAAATTGTAATAAAAGCTCTTAATGGTGATTTGGAATTAGCAAGAGAAAAAACAGATGGACAGGCACTAGCGGTTAGTTGGGTAAATGGTAGATTAGTTGCTGCTCGTAATAAATCGCATCTAAAGAATAAAGGTGAGGGTGCTATGACAATAGGACAGGTAGCTGAAAAGTTTGCAAATAGAGGTGGATTGACAGATGCATATAACTTTGCTATGCAAGATTTATCAAAAGCAATTGGGGCATTATCCGAACCACAAAGACAAAAGATTTTTAAGGATGGTGCGTGTTTTATGAATTTGGAAGTAATATATCCAACATCCGTAAACGTAATTCCATATAATCAACCACTATTAGTATTTCATGGTACGTTTGAGTATGATATAGATGGTGTCATTATCGGAGAAAATCAACAAGCAGCAAGTATATTAGGTGGTATGATTAAGCAAGTAAATGCACATGTACAATCTAAGTACACAATTCAGGGACCTCCAATAAACAAACTTCCTAAATCAGAAGACCTTTCTAAATTACAAGGAAAATATTTAGGAATGATTTCTAAACTTCAAAACGAATTTAGTTTAAATGATTCGGATGGTGTAGCTGATTATCACCAAGCATGGTGGACTAATTTTGTAGAAAAGGGTGCAAAAAAATTAGATACTCAACAAAAAATAGGATTGGTTAAGAGGTGGGCATTTAACGATAAATCATTCCGTATCAATACAATACAGGATTTAAAATTAAAAGATTGGGCTGAAAAAATTGATAAGCAAGACCAACAAAAAATATCAAAACAAAATCTAATGAGATTTGAGGAGATATTCTTAGGAGTTGGTGCTGATGTACTATCTTTTATGGAATCTGTTCTTACAGCAAACCCTGATAGTGCTAAAAGACAAATGGTAGCTCGTTTGGAATCAACAATCGCTCAAGTAAAAGCAAGCGGTGACCCTAAGAAGATTGCAAAATTAAAATTAGAGTTAGAAAGACTTAACGCTTTGGGTGGATTTGATAAGATTGTACCAAATGAAGGTATTGTATTCGTATATGGTGGTAACACTTACAAATTAACAGGTGCATTCGCACCCCTAAATCAAATTTTAGGTATTTTCTTCGATAGTTAATCGTTTTTTGAATTTTGATATACTTATATATACAAATATATTATAAGTAATATGGCAAAGGAATTCAATAAAAAGTTTATGCATCCAACGCGTAGAAAGTTGGTAGATATGGTATTGACTGGTGGTGAATATCAAAAAGAAGCGTTTGTATCATTTGCAGGAGCTGATAAACAAGAGGTAAAAAGAAAAGTTGGGGAAAGGTGGACTGATGAGACTGGAAAGTCTTGGGAACAGCATGCTGGTGGTAAAATAGAAGTATCGGAATTGGGTGATATAATGGCTGAAACAAGAGCTTATTTAGCAGCATTAAATACTTGTAAATCTGATAATTGTAAAACAATAAAATACGGAAGGGTTGATAAAAAATTAATATCCAAAACAGGTTATTGTTTACATTGTCTTACTATAAGAGAAGCTCAAATAAAATATGATGGTTTGTGGGAAGCATACGAAGATTATAAGATATTTAATAATATGATTTCTTATGGTAAAGATGTAGTTTCTCAATTCCAACAAGCATACAATGATGCTAAGCAAGAATATGAAGTTGTAAACGAAGATGGTACGATTGAAAAGTGGAGTATGGAGAGAGATGTAACTGAATTAAAAGCAGAAATCTTAGCAGATATAACTCGTTTTGAAGAAGAAATTCAACAAGCAATTAAACTAAGAAACGAAGCTTGGGATAAATTAAAAGATAAAGGTTACGATTTAGTTAAACCACCGGTTGATTAATATGAGTACTGGTATAACACAAAAGAAATCTCTTAAAGAGATTATAGCAGATGAATACAAAAAGTGTGCGGTAGACCCGATTCACTTTATGAAGAAGTATTGTATGATTCAGCATCCGGTGAGAGGTAAGATACCTTTTCATCTTTTCCCATTTCAGGAAAGTACCCTAACACAATTTGCAGGAAATCGTTTTAATATAGTACTCAAATCCCGTCAAACGGGTATCTCAACTCTTTCAGCTGGATATGCACTATGGAGAATGTTGTTCAATAGTGATTTCAACGTATTGGTTATTGCAACAAAGCAAGATGTAGCAAAGAACTTAGTAACTAAGGTAAGAGTAATGCATGAATTACTTCCTAGTTGGCTAAAGGGTGGTTCTTTAGAAGATAATAAACTTTCACTTAAATTACAAAATGGTTCTCAAATTAAGGCTATTGCATCATCTCCTGATGCTGGACGTTCGGAAGCCTTATCACTTCTAATATTTGATGAGGCCGCCTTCATTGGTGATATTGATGAAATTTGGACATCCGCACAATCAACACTTTCAACGGGTGGTAGTTGTATTGCACTTTCTACTCCAAATGGTGTGGGTAATTGGTTTCATAAAACTTGGTTATCAGCTGAAGAAGGTACTAACCCATTTAATACAATCAGATTACATTGGACAGTACACCCTGAAAGAGGTGAAGCCTGGAGAGAGGAACAAGAAAAATTATTAGGAGCAAAAAAAGCAGCACAGGAATGTGATTGTGACTTTGTATCTTCTGGTGATACTGTTATTGACCCAGAACTATTGATGTTCTATAAAGAAAGTTATTGCCAAGACCCATTAGAGAAGACTGGATTTGATGGAAACCTTTGGAGATGGGAATACCCAGCACCAGGTGGTTCTTATATGGTAATTGCCGATGTGGCTAGAGGAGATGGTTCGGATTACTCCGCAGCTCATGTTATGGAAATCAATAGTTGTACTCAAGTAGCTGAATACAAAGGAAAGGTTGATACTAAAGATTTTGGAAACTTCTTAGTTGAATTATCTACGCAATACAATGATGCATTACTTGTAATAGAGAACGCAAATATTGGTTGGGCAGCTATTCAGCAAGTAATAGATAGAGGATACAAAAACTTATTCTATATGAGTAAGGATTTGAAGTATGTAGATGTTGAAAACCAAATGAGAAATAAATATAGAGCCGATGAAAGACAGATGGTTGCTGGATTCTCAACTACATCTAAGACTAGACCTTTGATTGTATCTAAATTAGATGAATATTTTAGAGAAAAAGCAGTTACAGTTCGTTCTAATCGTTTGATAGATGAATTGTTTACATTTATATTTATGAATGGTAGAGCTGAGGCTATGAAGGGATATAACGATGACTTAGTGATGGCATTTTGTATTGGATTGTGGGTTAGGGATACCGCACTTAGATTAAAACAGGAAGGTATTGATTTAACCAAAAGGGCTATGGGAGGTATTTCATCAAACATGCAGCATTCTGGTGTATATGGTGGAAGTAATATAGATGATAACCCTTGGAAAATGCAAATTGGTGATAGTATGGAGGATTTAACCCAGTGGTTGTAGGGTTTTGATAAATTACGATATTTATGTTATATAATGTCAAAATAGAAATTCTATGATTAGATTAACAAATATCTTAAATGAAGATGAGTATGTAGATAATGCATATTCTATGGGAGATACTCCACAAGACAATCCAATTGATGATTATGATGAATTGGATGTTGAGCAAGAAGATATGGATGATTTTATAGCATATCTTAAATCTTACTCAAACGAACTAACTGAAGCTAATTGTCCTTGTGTATTCGAAGCAGAATATCAGGGTAGAGAAGTTAAATTAGGTAAACCAACTGCAGGTGATGTTAAAAAGTTTAAGGTATATGTAAAAAATCCTAAGACTGGTAAAGTTATTAAAGTAAACTTTGGTCAAAAGGGAGTAAAGATTAAGAAAAATAATCCTGATAGAAGGGCTAGTTTTAGAGCAAGACACAATTGTGATAATCCCGGTCCTAGAACAAAAGCAAGATATTGGTCTTGTAGAAAATGGTAAATAAAATATGGCAGACGAACAACAATTAGATGACAGAAGTTTCTTTGGTAGACTTAAAAAACTATTTTCAACCAATGCAATTGTAACGGTTGATAAAGATGGCAAACGAAAAGTTGTAGATACCGAAGACCGTCAGCATAATACAAACTTTGTAAATCTTAGAGATAGATATACTAAATTACAAAGGTCTTATTATGAAACCAGTCAAGGTGCACAATCAATGGCATATCATCAAGTTCGTAGAGAACTTTTTAGAGATTATGATGCTATGGATAGTGACCCAATTATATCATCTGCATTAGATATATACGCTGATGAATCTACTACAAAGAATGAATATGGTGATGTACTGCAAATTAAATCTACAAACGAAAACGTAAGAGAACTACTTCATAATTTATTCTATGATATAATGAACATAGAATTTAATTTATGGCCTTGGGTTAGAAACTTAGTGAAATACGGAGATGCTTTCTTAGCATTGGAAATTGCAGAAGGTAAGGGTGTTATAAATTGTATGCCACATTCAACATATAATGTTGAGAGATTGGAAGGTACTGACCCTAACAATGCAAATTACGTTAAATATAAGGTGGAGATGGACCGTTTTGGTAAAAAAGAATATGAGCAATATGAGATGGCTCACTTTCGTATGTTATCAGACACAAACTTCTTACCTTATGGTAAATCAATGGTAGAAGGAGCTAGAAGAATTTGGAAACAATTATCTCTTATGGAAGATGCGATGTTAATTCATCGTATTATGAGAGCACCTGAAAAAAGAATCTTTAAAATTGATATTGGTAATATTCCACCGGTAGAAGTTGATAACTACATGCAAAAAATTATTAACAAAATGAAAAAAACTCCATTTGTTAATAAAGATACTGGTGATTATAATTTAAAATATAATATACAAAACCTTACTGAAGATTTTTTCTTACCTGTGCGTGGTAGTGATAGTGGTACAAATATTGAAAACCTACAAGGTTTAGAATATGCGGCTATTGAGGATATTGAGTATTTAAGAGGTAAGTTATTTGCAGCATTGAGAGTACCAAAGGCTTACTTATCTTATGATGAGAATGTTAATGGTAAAGCTACTCTAGCTGCAGAAGATGTTCGTTTTGCTAGAACTATCGAAAGAATTCAAAGAACAGTTGTTAGTGAATTAACTAAAATAGCAATCGTACACCTAGCGGCTCAGGGAATTGAAGATTCGGAAATGACAAACTTTGAATTAACTCTTACTAACGCTTCTACAATTTATGAGCAGGAGAAAGTTAATTTGTGGAGTGAGAAGGTAAGATTAGCATCAGATGCAAAAGCACTTAATATGTTATCATCTGATTGGTCATATCATAATATATTCGGATTATCACAAGATGAAGTTGATATTGAAAGAGCTAAAGTAATCTTAGACCTTAAAGATAGATTCAGACACACTTCGATTGAACAACAAGGACAAGACCCGGCAAATCCACCACAACAACAAAATGTGGAGGAGGAAATTGGTAAACTTAAAACCGAAATTGAATTAAATAGAGGTGTTGGAAGGCCGAAAGAAGGAAACACTTATGGTAAAGATAAGCATCCTTATGGTAGAGACCCATTAGGAGATATGGAGAATCATAAGGAGCGAAAGAGAGATGACAGGAACTTAAATGCTAACGCAAAAAAGTTAGCAAGAGAATATATCAACGGAATTTCAGCAAAAAAGAAGATTTTGAGCGAAAAAACTGATATGTTGGATGAAAAAAACCTATTAGATGACACTAAAATTTAATAAAGAAAAATTTGTTTATATTTATATGTGTTAGTTTATAGGGTAGATTAAATATAGGGTAATTAAATGAAAAAAATTAAACATTCCAAGTTTAAGAACACTGGGGTGTTATTTGAATTATTAGTAAGACAAATAACATTAGAAGTTCTTAATGGCGATAAAACTGAAAACGCTAAAAACATCGTAAGAGAATTCTTTGGTCCAAACACAGAGTTAAACAAAGAATTACGTCTATATGATATATTGTTAAAGGAAAAGTATAGTTCCGAAACAAAAGCAGATAGACTGGTAGAAACAGTATGTGATGCACATGCTAAATTAAATCAATCAGCACTATCAAAGGAGAAATTTAATCTTATTAAAGAGGTTTCTGCTAAATTTGATATTGAACAATTCCTATCATCACCTATAACTAATTATAAAGTTCTAGCATCAATATATAAAGTATTTGAATCTAAGAGAGAGAGTGGATATGATATTAAAGATATTTTTAATTCTAAAATTACCCTAATAGAAAATATTACATCAAAACCATCCCTAAAAACTCAACCAACCGAAGATAAAAAGTTGATTGAAGCCTATAAACAACAAGACAAAGACCTTAGATTACTTACTTATAAGATTTTAGTAGAAACTTTCAATAAAAAATATACAAATTTAGATGATTCTCAAAAGAATTTATTAAAAGAATATATTAATAATATTACAAATACTACTAAATTTAAAGATTATGTTGCATCCGAACTTCCAAAAATAGTAGCAGAATTAAAATCTATTAAATCAAAAGTGGAAGATAAAGTTACTACTATTAAATTAGCAGAAACTATTTCCGTTTTAGAAAAAATGAAAATGGGTAAGGGTGTATCTGATAATCAAGTTTCATCGATTATGCTTTCTTATGAGTTAATCAAAGAACTTAAATCTAAAGTAAAATAATGGAAGCTAGATTAAAAGAAATAATCAGAACTATTGTTAAAGAAATTCAATCTGAAAAAGAATTGGATGAAATGACTGGAACTGGTGCGGTTGCTGGATATGATACTCCGGCTGCATTTTCAAAGCCAGGTCAAACTAAAAAGAAAAACAATAGATTGGCTAGTGTAACTGGTGGAACTGTTGTTGATAATTTAGAAGAAGGTGAAAAAGCTTGGGCTTTAGGTGATGTACCAGCTAGTAGAGATGAAGCATTACCAATTAAACCAACCGCAGCTAAAAAGAAACCAGGTGCAGAAATTGCAGATATTAGTGGTATGATGATGGCTGAAAATCGTTGGTTAGAACTTAAAAGAGAAGAATCCTCACCAAAAGCAAAAGTTGGTAGAGGAGTTTCTAATATACAAAAACAACTTTCTGAAATAGAGAAGTTTGTTAATTGGTATTCTAAAATTAAGAACGAAAACGGGCTTAAGAAAGAAGATTACTGGAAAAGAACAAATGCATCTTTATATAAAATCAGAGAAAGGTTAATGGGAATAACTGAAAAACTAAGAACATTGTAATATGCCAGCGGTATCTAAAGCACAACAAAGATTTATGGGTATGGTTCATGCAACTCAAAAAGGTGATATTGAAGCACCATCTAAGGAAGTTGAAAAAGCAGCAGATTCAATGAAAAAATCAGATGCTAAAGATTTTGCATCTACAAAACACAAAGGATTACCTATGCACAAAGAAACTATAACAAAAACAAGATTAAAAGAACTTGTAAAAGAAGTAATGGTTGAAGAAGCAGAATATCAAGCGTTCTTCAAAAAAGCTTTAGAAAAAGCTGGTAAATCCATCAACTCAATGTCTGATGATGAGAAAAAAGCATTCTTTAACAAAATTGATTCCGCTTGGAATGGTAAGGGTGAAAAGAATGAGGCTAAAAAGAAAAAATGGTAATATAGAATGAAGAATCTTTTGATAGAAACAAACCTGTTTGAAGGTAAAATAAAAGAAGATGAAAGTGGTAGAACTTTAGTAAAAGGAGTTTTACAAAGAGCTTCTGCGGAAAACCAAAATGGTAGAGTATATCCAAAAGAAATCTTAATGAGAGAAGCTAAGAAGTACGAAGTTCTTATTAAAGAACGTAGAGCATTGGGTGAATTAGACCATCCAGATTCTACTGTAATTAACTTAAAGAATGTATCTCATAACGTAAGAGAAATCCATTGGGAAGGTGATGACCTTTGTGGTACAGTAGAAATTTTACCAACACCATCTGGTAACATCTTAAAAGAATTATTAAAAGCTGGTATCCTATTGGGTATCTCGTCAAGAGGTATGGGTTCTGTAACTAATATTGGTGAAGGTAAAGTAAAAGTGCAAGATGACTTTGAATTGATTGGTTGGGATTTTGTATCTAACCCATCAACACATGGTGCATTTATGGTTCCTGTAAACGAATCGTATAATCCATTAAAAAATATTGGTACTGATGTTTGTGGTGAATATTGCAAAGCACAAGACCT